CAACGACCGACCCGCCTCTCTGTGGAAAAGGATTTCCTAATGGATTATCGCAACGCTAAATATATTGACGAAACCCGTATCGACTGTGAGTTAAACCACCCAAGTTACGGATGGATTCCTTACACACTGGACCCATCTGACACTGACACTAATGTAGATAACGACGAACTGTTGTTGGCTATCGATGGTAATGCTGTGGCCTACGTTCCGCCTACTCCGGAGGAGATTGAAGTAAAACTAGCCTCTGATGTTCGACACGAACGTAATTTACTCTTGCAAGGTGTGGACGTTATCTCTAGTAACCCTCTTCGCTGGGCTGAAATAACAACTACAGAACAAAATGAAGTAGCCAACTACCGTACAAACCTTTTAGATGTACCGCAACAAGAAGGGTTCCCTAACACGATTACATGGCCTACTAAACCGGAAGGAGTATAACAGATGGCAAATCTTTCAGATAAAATTCTACCCTCTAGTGTCCTTACGAAGACAGGTGATGGCTCTGGCTTAACTGGTATTGTGGGAACTCCAACAGGTTCTGTGATCTATTCAGCAGCAAACGCAGCACCTACAGGCTTCATCAAGGCCAACGGGGCAACTCTATCTCGTTCAACTTACTCAGACTTGTTTGCAGCCATTGGTACGACCTACGGGGCCGGAGATGGCTCTACGACTTTCCTAGTACCTGACCTTCGTGGTGAGTTCATGCGTGGCTTTGATGATGGTCGTGGTGTTGATGGTAGCCGTAACTTCGGTTCAAATCAAAGCTGGTCTATTGAGAACATCACTGGTGGAGCAGGTTATTTCAACTCACTTGCTGGCACTACATTTAGTGGTTCACTTTACCAGAAATCCTCGGTTTATACAGCAGATAGTAATAACGGTGGCACAACTGCTTACGAAATTGGCCTCGACGCATCTCTCGAAGTCCAAACCTCAGATGAAACCCGACCACGCAACATAGCATTCCTAGCTTGTATTAAATTTTAAGGAGATACATAATGGAAGTATACCAAACCGATAGTGGTGGTTTCTTCGTAAATACCACAGAAGCAGACCAAGACCCTATGGACAGCTCTAACTGGCTTATCCCAGCAGGTTGTGTAGAGGCTAAACCTCCAGAACATACTGATATGCAACAGGTACGTTGGGACAGCTCTTCTTGGATTGTAGAAGACATTCCCGAAGTTGTACAAGAACCGGAGCCAGAACCCGAAGACCCTGCTGTAGTAGTTAGGCGAGATCGTGACACTCTATTGTCTGGATCTGATTGGACACAAGTAATGGACGCCCCAGTAGACCAAACAGCTTGGGCAGAGTATCGTTCTTTGCTGCGTAACATACCACAACAGCCTGACTTCCCTGACACAATCGAATGGCCCACTAAGCCTTAATAAGATCATTACAATTAATAGAAACATTTTCCCAAGGAAAACTAAAAACTATGGCCAAGCAAAAACTTCGTAAATCTCGTGGTAAACCAGCCTACGAGCGTGAACAGCAAAAGACTAACATGTATCAAGATACAAGGGTTTCCAATTTTACTGTTCTTCCAAAGAATGATAAACAAGAATTCCTAATTCACTCGATCGAGAACTCAGTAATTACTGTAGCTATCGGTTGTGCAGGTACGGGTAAAACTTATTGTTCTGTTGGAACTGTTGCTAAGTTATTTCTAAATGGTGGTTATGACAAAATTGTACTAACTCGTGCTAACGTCCCTACAGGTAAATCTCTTGGACACTTCCCCGGAAGTATCAATGAAAAGATGACACCGTGGCTAATGCCAATGCTAGACGTCTTGAAAAAGGCTTTTGGTAGCGGGAAGTATGAGTACATGCTCAACAAAGAGCAAATTGAAATTCAACCTATTGAAACTATCCGAGGACGTTCCTATGAGAGGTCCTTAGTCTTGATAGATGAATCTCAGAACCTAGAGATGGATGAGCTAAAAGCCTGTAGTACCCGAATTGGGGAAGGCTCCAAGCTTATCTTTATGGGCGACCCTGCTCAGTCCGATGTTCGAAATGGTAAAGACCTTGTTAGCTTTGCCAATCTATGTAACAAACACAACTTGAACGTACCTGTAATTGAATTCGAAGTTGA